CCAGCGGCCTCGGCGGCGGCCATCAGGTCGGCGAGGTCGTCGGTGGTGTACCCGGTGCCGGTGAGCCCGAGCGGCGAGGCGGCCAGGGCGGCCAGGGCATCGCCGAGGAGGAGCGGGTCCTCGTGGCCGAGGTCGCCGATGCGGTTGTCGGCCAGCAGGACCCGGAGGGCGGTGGCGTCGTCGCAGTAGAGGCGGATGACCGGGGCGGCGGTGATGCCGGTGGCGTGGAGGGCGAGCACCCGGTGCCAGCCCGCCAGCACGACGGAGGAGTCGCCGTGGAGGTAGACGGCCCCGTAGAAGCCGAGAGCCTCGATGGCCTCCGCCAGCGACAGCACGTCGCCCCGGCGAGGGTTGTCCGGGTGGGGCACGAGGTCTGCGAGCGGGTGCTCGGCGTGGAACGTCTGGCGCTCGATCATGGGGCCACCCGGGCTCGTGCGGCCTCGTAGGCGACTCTCGCCGCCCTCGCAGGCTCCTCGGCCGGGTCTTGCGCGCAGGCGGAGAGCCCGGAGCGGGCGTAGTAGACGACCGTGAAGCGGTAGCCGGACGGCTTCGTCAGCCGGAAGGGCGTGACGCCGTGGAGCAGGGTGCCGCCTTCGAACAGGGTGAGGGCGCCATCGGGCACGGCGAGGTAGCAGCCGTAATCGGGCAGGTGGAGCCAGCCGCCCTCCATCCATGCCTTCATCGAGAGCATGGCCGACCAGGAGCCCCGGACGTTCGAGGCGTCCCGGTGGTAGGGGTGCGCGCTGTTGTTGTTGATGACGCCGGAGGTCCAGAGGGTGTCGGCGATGCGCCAGGCCGGGGCGACCTTGGCGGCGACCGAGGCCTCCCAGACGGCGAACTCGTCGGGCAGCACGTCGGCGGCGAGGGCAGCGGCCAGCACGGCGACGTGGGAGAGGTGGGAGACGAGGTCGGGCCGGTCGGTGTCGAGGGCGGCCCGGCAGCAGCCGTAGCGACGGCGCAGCGGCACCGGCGGGAGGGCGCCGAACACACTGTTGGAGACGGAGATGCCCGAGAGCCGAGACTCCCCCGTCGCCACGGCCCCGTACCGGGGTGCGCGCTCGGCCCAGGCGAGGTGGCGCAGGAGGGAGGCGATGATGGTGGCGGGGCCTCGGGCGGCGACGGCTTGGAGGGCGACGGCGGCCCCGGAGTCGGCGTCCCGCAGGAGCACGTCGCCGTCCAGCACGACAGCACCCGGTCCCGGCGGGGCGGCGGGCGTGCGAGGGGCGACGTCGACCGGGCAGCGGTGGAGGGCGACCTCACGCACCACAGGCCGCCCGGAGGAGCCGCAGTACGGTGTCGGAGCGTGACTCCGAGGGGTGCCCAGCGGCGTCGATGGCGGAGGCGACGGCGTCGTGGTCGGAGGGCGGATAGGGCAGCACGAGGGATTGCATCGCAGAGGCCGCCCAGGCTTCCTCTCGCTCCCCCGGAGTCAGCCCGGGGGCGACAGCACCATGCGACTCGCCTTCGGCCAGGAGGCGCAGCAGGAGGTCCGCTGCGTCTGCGGAGTAGCCGGTGCCGAGGAGCCCGGCGGGCATGCCCAGGAGCGAGCCGAGGAGCCGGGCGAGCCCGGAGTCGTCGTACCCGGCGAGGGCCGGGAAGCGGTTGTCGCCGACGAGGATGCGGAGCGCCAGGTCGTCGTCCACGTCGACCCAGAGCACCGGGATCGTGGTGGCGCCGACCTCAGCGTCCTTGCGGAGCCGGTGGTTGCCCGCCAGGACGTAGCGAGTCGACACCTGGGCGACGACGGCCCCGTAGAAGCCGTTGACCCGGATCGACTCGCCGAGGGCCTCCATGTCGCCGACCCGGGGGTTGGCGGGATGCTCGGAGAGGGAGTCGATGGGGCAGGCGGCCTCGTAGGTCTGGGCGAGGAGGGCGGCCATCAGCCGTTGTAGGCCGTCTCCCGCACGGCCCGCAGGGCCTTCTGGACGAGGTCGGGGCCGATGGGCTCCCCGGCGGCGGAGAGCCACTCGGCGAGGTCGGTCTGGCTGATCCCTCGGTTGTGGTAGAGGTCCCAGAGCAGGAGGCGCCGGGCCTCGGTGCCCTCGGCGACCATGCGCGCACCTTCGTTGATGCGGTGCTGCGTCTGGGTCAGGTCGACGAGGAGGGAGCGGGCCTCGGGGGTGAGGGGCTGGCCCCGGGGGTTGCGGCGCCGGGTGGGCGTGGGGAGAGTGGCGGTAGGCATGGGCTCAGCATAGCCGCTGAGCGGCGGATCGCCACCTGGCATGGTCAGGCGGCGTGGAACTCAGCGCCGGTCCAGGCGTGGAGCGTGTCGCCCGTCGGGACGGAGCCGACCAGCCAGAGCCCCGCCAGGTCGCCCATGCCCAGGGTGCGCTTGACGGCGCCCAGCCGGACGTACAGGTCGTACTCGGGCTCCGTGCGGACCCAGGAGACGGTGTGGCCGAGGCCGTTGGCGTCGATCATGCCGACGAACTTGGCGTTGGCGCCAGTGACGGCGAGGAGGTGAAGCATCATGTCTCCAGTCGGGCCGGGGATCGGGGGCACGCCAGCCATGAGGGCGGCGACGTCGGAGCGGAAGCCGTCCATCGCCCAGGGCGAGGAGGTGTTGGCGGGCTGCCACTTGGCCGGTCCCCGGGGGTCGATCTTGCGGGGCGGCGACCACTCGGCGTGGCTGCGGAGGTCGGAGGGCATCACCAGGCCGTAGGCGTCGGAGACGGCGGCGCACATCTTCGTGTAGGCGTCCTGCTGGGCCTGCGGCCAGGGCTGGCCGACGCCGTTGTTGGCGGCCTCGATGCCGAAGCATCTGCTGTTGCCGGAGTCGGCAGGGACGGTGCCCTTGGAGCAATGCCAGGCGGTGCCGCCGCCCTCGGCCGAGCCGCCGCCCTTCCCTGCGTGGTTGGAGGCGCCGGAGGCGATGGCGGTGAAGTGGCCTGAGCGGTCGAGGAGGCCGTTGCTGATCGGGTTGTCCGGGCCGTTGACCATGTAGTTGAGGTCGTTGGCCGGGGTGGTGTCGGAGGCGGTGTGGTGCGCGACGATCCCGAGGAGGGCCTCGAAGCCGCCCGAGGAGCGGCTGTTCGTCTCCCAGCCGGGGTAGCCGGAGCACGAGACGCCAGCCCGGGTGAGCACGTCGAGGAGGTTGGGGTAGCCGGAGGTGCGGCCGTCAAGCCATATCGTTCCGATGGCTACTGCCCTCCTCGGTTGTAGGCGGCGTGGCAGGGCAGGCAGCGGAGGCGACCGTCCGAGCGCCGGGAGCGGGGGAGGCCGCAGGAGCCGCAGGGCGCATCGTCCGGCAAGCGGTGAGCCTCAGCGATGAGCGAGGAGCGGCCCCTCGCCACCATCTCCGCAGAGTTGTCGGCCGGGGTGCCGAGGTGAAGGTGCGCGAGCAGGTAGCAGGCCCGGTTGTCGCAGGAGTGGAGCACGAGGAGCCCGGCAGGGATCGGGCCGTGCGCCATCTCCCATACCTGCCGGTGGACGAGGGAGGAGCCCCAGCGACCCGGGCGGCGGATGCCGTAGCCGTTGCGGGTGCGAGCGCCGTGCCACTCCCGGCAGATGCTCCCCATCAGGGACGCCACTCACGTTGGAGGCGCCGGATGAGGGCGGCGGCCCCGTAGAGCCACGCTGCGCGCAGGAAGGGGTGGAAGTCCTCCAGGCGGGGAGCGGAGTCCGGGGCGTTGCGGCGCACCTCGTCGAACAGGATGCGGAGCAGGGCCTCGGGATCGGGTGGGGAGGTGTCGGCGGCGTCGTCGTCGGTGAAGTCGCCGAAGGCCGGGTCGACCGGCGGGGTGTCGCTCACGGTCGCACCTTAGTCACCCTCCGGCGGCTCTGATGTTGGCGGCGATGGTCCGCAGGGCATCGAGGCGGGTGCGGAGCGAGCGGAGGGCCTCCCGGGTGGCGTCGAGGCGGGCGGAGAGGAGCAGGTGCGAGCGGTACTCCCGGTGGCAGCCGAGGAGCACCTCAGCGTCCTTCTCGGCGACGGAGGGGCCGCCACGGTTGGCCGGGGGATCGCCCCGGGCGGCGATGGTCATGGCGCCCTGAGCGGCGGCCAACTTGTAGTCGGCCTCAGCGTCGGCGGCGGCCTCGGCGAGCCCGGCGTAGCGAGCCGTCTCGGCGGCGAGGGCGGAGTCCACCTGGACGATCTGGTGCTCCACCTCGGCTTGGCTCAGGACGTGGATGGTGTCGGTCACGACAGCACCTCCAGCGGGAGGCGAGCCTGGTCCCGGGAGATGCCGGGCGGGCGGTGGTTGCCCTCGTAGCGGTCCCAGGCCGCAGGGTTCATGAGGAGCACCTCCTGGTGGCGGCGGGCGTTGCCCTCCTGGGCGTAGCCGTTGGGGGCGGCCCAGGCCACGCCGTTCCACCCGGGCAACTCGTACTCGTCGTCGTACCCGGCGAGCACGACCGAGAGGCCCGGCATGTCCGTGTGCTCGATGCACCATGCGCGCAGCCGGGCGGTCATGTCGGCGTCCCACTCCCGGCGGTAGAGGCCGCCCGAGCGAGCCG